TTCTTTAGTCAGAATTGCAACAGCTGTATAATCGCGTTTTTTCCCTAAGTCCACACCTATGTAAAATTTGCCTATAAAACTCATGGAATATTCGCCACTAAACCCCGCTCATCCCAATATTCCAATTCTGGATCTATGCAGCTGCTTATAAGGCTTTGAGAAAGATAAACATCTTCATCCTCAGCGAATTCAGCTTCCATTTCTCGTTTCCAGCGCCACGGATCGCTTGCGAATTGCTTTTTAAGCTTCTCGAAAATCATCTTTTTTAATGGTCCATTTGGCTCTAGGGCTTCGCGCCAAGTCACATGATAACGACTGTAATCATCAAATTCCTTTTCAAAACAAATTCTATAAAACATATGATCGGTTGTCCAAGGCGTGCTGCTTAAAATCACATAACCATTCGTTGTGTTAATAGTGAATAATATGGCGTCATAAATTTCTTCATCATCCCCAATAAAATTAAACTCATCAACATAAACCACATGGCATGTTGGGCCTCTAATTGTATCTGGATTTCCAGGATAACATTCTATAGCGCTTCCATTCATAAATTCTAACCGTGTTTTCAAAACTTTTTTAACAAATCTTTTTGGAACTTTTTTTAATAATGGAGTTATTCGTTTTTGAAGCACAAGCTTGCTTTGCCTAAAGCTAGGCCCAACAACCATAATGAACCAATGCGGGTTTTTAAGCGCATACCAAAGTAGCTTAACGCTTACAGTTGCGCTTTTGCCGCTTTGCCTAGCCCATCTAAGCGCAATAAAATGGTTATCATCCAGAAGAAACTTTTTTTGGTATTCGGTTGGCTTAAAGCTTATGTAATCGCAAAAACTTGAAACATTATTTAAGCATTTTAGAAATTTATATTCTTCATCAGCTAGAGGCTTCAGTTTCCGCTCTAAGGCTTCTACACGTGCCTTTATAGAGCTCATGGTGCTGCCTCAATTTTAACAAGCTCTTCCTCAGCTTTCTTCAGTCTTTCTTCAAGCTCAGCTAATTCATAATTTTTAAGAAGACCATCAAGCACCTGCAATAAATAACCTAAGAGCCTTAAATATCTTATTTTAGGCGGTTCCTCGCCTTCTTCAGCTGCGCTCTTCGCCTTTTTAACATTCAGCCAAACAAGCTCTATAGCTTTTTCAAGCAGCTCAATTTTATGCTCGCGTATTTTTCCAGAATCAATTTTTAAGCTTTCTTTTAAAGGCCCAAAAGTAAGCTGCTTAAACTCCATTAGTAGACTTCTTAATCCGCCTGCTCCAAGCTTCAGCTGCTTCATTATATACTTTTTATTGCTTCGCTCACGTTGATAACAAGTTGGGCATATATAAAGCATAACGAATTGATCAGCAATTTTAGCATGAATTTTCTTCACTTGTTCAATTGGAAAAATTGAACCGCAAAAATCGCATTGAATATTGATATCAATTAATCTTTTCTTGCTCATGCAACTGCAACCTTTTTAATTCGCTCCACAATCTTAATATGAACGGGTTTAATGCTGGTTTTGGCTATTTTAAGCGATTTCTTTTCTGTTTCGCTTGCCCGCTCAATCGTTATTATGCAGCTTAACGGAATATGATCTGTTCGCTGCGGTGTATTTCCATCTTCGCGCCATTCAGTTGCCAGTATTAAATGTGGTTCAAGCGTTTCAGGCTCTATGCCTAAATGCCAAAAACGCCCTTCAGTAATGGTTGGGGTGGAGAAAATTTTAGGCAAATAATATGGTTGATTAATTGCGTAGCTGGCGTCAAGCCAATGAACGCGAATCCATTCGCCTTTCTTCAGCTGCTTAACAATCTTAACAACATTCTTCATTCGCTCAATAATCGCGTTAATGTTTACCTCATCCATAATGAACCGCCTTTGCTTAATAGTTTTTAATTATTAAATGCGTTAGCTTTGCTCGTTTTTCATTGCAAGCTTTCGCTGCATTAGCTGCAACGGAGACTCGAGAGATTTTATAGCCTTTATAAAGCCTGCGAATTAACGCATGATCATTATATGTTAAAAGCCATTTACCCTTCGCATAGCCTAATAAATTTGCAAGGTTGCAATGCTCCTCATAGCTTAAATCATAAAAATTGTTTTCAGTATCCACATATGGCGGGTCAACATAAAAAAATGTTTCAGGGCTATCCCATCTTGGAATTACACGTGTAAAATCATCGCATTCAATATAAACATTTTTTAATCTTTCATGAATTGCTTTTAAAATGTTTTCTTTAAGCGTAAAGCTGCGCGGTTTACCTTTCCCTATTTGCCATCCTCCATTAAAATCGCCCGCATAGCTTGTGCGCAAAACATAAAGGAATCTGGCCGCCCGTTCAACCGGATCTTTTACACAATCGTTTTTAAGATTTTTCCTCCATTCATCATGAAGCCTTCTGCTATAAACTAGAAATTTAAATTTTTCAAGAAGTCTCTCAGGTGAATCTCTAGCAGCTAAGAACAAATTCACTAAATCGCCGCATTTATCATTATATACTTCAACTTCGCTTGGAGGCTTGTTAAGCAATAGCGATGCGGCTCCACCGAAGGGCTCGCAGTAAATTCTATGCTGAGGAATAAGCTTTAGTAAATGCTTTAAAAGAAATTGCTTTCCCCCTAAATAGCCGAAAAAGCATAGCCGTTCCATCTATATCACTTATAGCCTTTATTAAAGCGATTAAATCGATGAAGCTTAGCTTTGTAGCCAGGCACCAATCGCTTTCTCTATGGCTTCAGCTTAAAAGCTTCATATCGTTTTAAGCTATTTTTCATGCTTTTCAGCGTATTCCTTAAAGGCTTTCTTAATCATTTTGATTTTATCTTTAATCTTCTTTCTCCCCTTAGGAGCCTTCAGCTGCTGTTTATGCCATTTAGCATGCTTCTCAATTGCGCTCAACTTTTAATCTCCCTATAATTTTTCTCATCGTACTCAGCTTCTTTCACATAGTAAACATCCATTTTCCTTCCATAAACCGCCTTAGCAGGCAGCAGGTTTTCTCCATCTGGATGTATGGTTGTTTCAAGCACATATTGCTCGCCTTTATAAGGCACTTCAACCCATGCATGATAGCCAAGCAGTTGATTGCTTTTAGTTTCATAAACTGCACCTAAGCAAACCTTAGCTGGAACACCAGCCATTTTTAAAAGTGAAAAGGCAAGATTGCTTGTGTCAATGCAAATTCCATAACCTTGAACTATGCATTCAGCTGGAAAACTCCACATGTAATCGCGTATAGCACGCCAATGAAAATCTCTAAATTTTGAATCCTTTTGATAACGCAAAAAGTAGCCGCCGCAGCTTGGCGTTTCATCAACCATAAATGGATATTGATATTTTCGCTTAATATAATCAGCTAAAACTTCAACTTTTTGATCGTTTGAAGCGTTCAAATCAAGCCGCTGGAAAGCTTCAGTTAAAGCAGCTACAACAGAGGGATTATTAACTTGCAGAAAATCATTTGTGTAGTATAGCTCACCAAAACGAAAATCAACTATAGGCATTTGATTGTTACCATTGCCATTATCGCCGCCGTTTTCATTTTCGCTGCTGTCCTCTAACTTATTTAAAATTTGCTTTGAATAGTCAAGAATTTCTAAATCAACCTTAGCAATTAACTTAAGCGCTTTGAGAACATCCTCTAACGTAGCTTTCTTTTTCTTTTTCATCTAGAGCTTTCGCCTATTTTAAACCAAAGATTTCCTTCTTTTTACTCTGCCTTTTCTTTTAGCCACAAAAAATCGCCTTTATTTTGTTATGGTTGCGAAAAGCTTTTTAAATAAATCAAAAAGCCTATTGAACTCTTCCTCGCTTATTCTATCGTCTTTAAGCGCTTCATCAAGAGCATCAATAAATTCCCTTAAAGCGCTAAGCTTAGCCTTTATGTAACGCCACTTCAAAGCTGCAACTAAAGCTAAAAGCCCAAGCAAGGCATTTATGATATAGCTTACAGCTGCCCAATCCATATTTTTCACCTTCCCTAAATTTTTCGTTCATAACGTGGATTCTTTAAAACCTCACCTTTAACAATATCCATGTATGAATAATCTTTAAGGCTAACAATTTCAGCTAATTCCCTATCATAAAAAGCTTCATCAAAAATTTGACGAAGCAGTTTTTGCTTATTAAATAATCTAGCTCTAAAAAAACTATGAAGAAGCTTGCTAGGTCTCTTCTTTTTATTCATATTTATTCTTCGAAAGTAAGCTGTAACTTTCTTCAGCCGGCTATAAAAGTAGCCGACCGGCAAGTCATATAAATAATGCGAAAAAAGATATATAAAAGCTTTATTGCATAAATTACTTTACCATATTAGAAACTAAATAATCTAATTTAAAATTTTTCCACCTTCTTTTTTTAAAAAAATAAAAAATAAGATTAAGTTAC